AACGTCTTTGGATGTCCGGCGTATGCTATAGATTTTGATGGCGTAAATGATTATGTCGAAACTTCGGCCAGTCTAAATAGTAGAACCATAGTTGGTATATCTCTCTGGTATTGGAGGTCAGCAAATACCGAAAACTTTTATTGCGGAGGCGGTCAGGGAGGCGCAAACGGACCACGAGCTAATATTTATTTTTTAGGCCCCGACGCTGCTGTTTTAGCTTTTGTTGATAGGCTTGTAAAATACCGCTAATTTCTTGCTGCATTTCTGAAGTAAACGGTATGCTTGGCAATACTTCTTCAGCAACTTCTGCAACGATATTTTCGACTGGCGTATCTGATTCTAACTTAGCTTTTAAGTTGAGATTAAACTGTTTTTTTGGTTCTTCGTATTTTTGCTGCTTGCCTTGTCTAGCCTTTAGTATTTGAGCTGCTATATTTTCTTCATCAATCTCTTCTTGAGATTTGCGTTTTTTGCGTTTTTGTAAACCTTTATTAAGAATATCGGATGTGTCGGTAGGAGCGGTAGAACCGCCTGTTAAGGTAGGCAAATAAACAACGCTAATGTTATTTAGCCTATCAGCAACAATCGTATCGACTAGCTGCGTTACGGTAGGCAGGTAAATAGTAGCAGTATTAGTTAATAGGTTTGCTGTTATATTAACAGTGCCAGCGCTAACTATTGCGTTGTAAATTGTACTGTTATTTGTGTATAGGTCTGCAACAATAGTGTCGCCAATGGACACAACAGCATTGTAGAATGTATTAGCGTTACTCAGCAGGTCAGCCGATATGGTAACAGCGCCAGCAGTAACAGTAGCATTATAGAATGTGCTAGTGTTTGTTAGTAAATCGGCATTAATGTTAACGGCGCCAGCAGTAATTGTTGCATCGTAAAACGTGCTAGTGTTTGTTAATAAATTTGCCGATATATCAACAGCGCCAGCAGTAACTGTAGCATCATATAATGTACTAGTGTTGCTTAGTAAATTTGCGGTAATAGTTTGACCGCCAACATCTACAATTTCTGGGCTGTATCGTCGCTCTCGGCGCTGAAACATTCCGCCTGGGCCAAGTTCGTACAGTTCTCTAATTTCAGTTTCAGATAAATCACGAGACCATGCTATAACTTCGGCTACTCGACCAGTGCCAAATTTGCCTTCTCCTACAGTTCTACCAATTTCTAAATTGCCGACGTTACCTAAAGTAGTAGCTAAAGTTCCGCTAACAGTGAAATTTAACGGTCTGCCATTGAGATATGGTTGAAGACGAGAGCCAGCAGCCGCACCGCCATTGTAGCGGTAAAAAATGTGCATCCATCCAGTGTTAGTGAATCCGGTTACCGTAATGAAGTTTGCCACGGAAGTAGTGGCTTCCGCAGTCATGTATAGGGTGGTGCCTATAATATAAATATTCGCTCGTGCACCGTTTGCACTTCCTTGACCTCCTCCGCAAAAAAAATCAACCGTATTACTTGATCTCCAATACCAAAGAGATATGCCGACTACGGATCTATTATTTAGACTGGTTGTTGTTGTGACATAATCGTTTACGCCATCGAAATCTAAGGCGTACAGTGGACATCCAAAAGCGTTGCTCACCACCCAGTCCGTTGGTGGATCCATAGATGTTAATGTTCCCCATCTATTGAACCGACTAAAATCTTGTAGTCGTGTTCCAGACGGCCCTAAAGATGGTGACCACGCACCTAATACTTCGTTCCAAAGATCAGGGACCGTGCTTTCGCTATACGTTCCATAATCTTGGAGTGATGGTCTAGTCATTTATAACCAACCTTCGAGGAACAAGAATCAATCGAGAAGCGTTGTCCGTCGCAGTTGTTTCGTCACGGACTGCCTGGCCAAGATTATTATCTACGATAGGCACAACATATCTGCCTCTTGGTCGCCAAATAGACGGAGCTTGCGTGAGAACAGTATTTGTATCGTTTGTTGCAATAAGTGCTACTACAGGCGAACCGGCTTGCCGTAAATTTGCATCATTAGTGCCAAGCGTATATGAAGCATCGGAACCGGTTACTTTTGCTGGCCAAAGCGTATTGTCGTAACTCGAAATCAAATACGCTTCGATTGTGTTGCCAGCGGTCGGCGCTGTGCCAGTTTCGACAGAAAAATAAACAAGGTACTCATCTTCCCAGTTTGATCCAAGGTCAACCGATGCCCCCATTCTTGCAGCGCCGTTGGCAAGTCCGTCAAAACTTAGTGTGGCAGTAACGCCGGATGCTCCGGCTTCGCCCCAAACAACCGCAGTACCTTGTGTAATTTGTATGTAATCTGGTAATGCCATTATATTTTCCCTCCAGGTCTATGCGGAGCCATAGCGTTACTAACATCTTGCGTTGTTATGTTTTGCAAACCATAACTTTTTTCTACTAGCGCCCCTACATCCTCGCTACTTAATATCTGCTTAGTAACCAACTCCGTAAATAATTCTTGTATTTCTGGACTTGTTACATCGACTGAATAGCTTTTATCCACCCAGTCTGTTACCTGCAAACACAACTGCCTGCTTTCAACTTCTGCTGACGCATTTGCCGCTGTGTAACGAATAGCGCCCCATTTTTTACGCAGCGATAATATGTATTGAACGTCTTTAGCAGCCAACTCATTTTGCACGACCGGAGCAATCTGAGTGCATCGTTTTGCACAAGCCTCATCATCTCCTTTTGTAGCTAATTGATAAGCTACTTGGTCACTTATAATTAGTTGGTACAGTTGTGTTGGTGTCATTTTATTGTCGTCCATAAGTTTTTTGACAACCTTACAACGCAAAGATTCCTGAAGCGTTCCAAGTGACAGTGATGTTACCGCCGTTTGGCGTAACAGGTAATCCGCTTGCCACAACATCAATATACGCAATTAACGGCGATGTAGCGGCAGAACCTGTATCCTTGTAAATAATTAAAGCCTCTACGCTGTTACCCGTAACAGAAGTGTAGGTTACATCAGCAGCATCAAACACATTATCTGTTAGCGTTTTAGATGCGAGCGTTGCCGCAGTGCCCACTAATGCCGACGAGGCGGATGACCAATACTCATGTGTCTGCGAAAAGGTGTATGTGCCAGTGTCGATAAGAGCTACCTTAATAGTATCATCAAGCATATCGATACTATCGCCGCTTGAAGTTCCTAGCGTACCAGGGGCCATCCACTTATACTTTGCCTTGTTATATATTGCATTTGCCATTAGTCAATCTCCATTCCTACAAACTCACCTGACTCGTCAGTAATCAGTTTAGCCGTTTTACGTTCTGGTTCTTCACTGATTTCTAATGCTACTGGATTACCTTGCTCATCGGTAATAATTGTGCCTTTCTTTTTGCGCTTTGGTTTAGCTTGAGCCATTTGAGGCTCTGTAGTTTTAAGCGCTTGAGTTTGGATATTCTCCATACTCAATCTAATTCGTTCTAATTGCTGTTCACTAGCTAACCTGCGTTCTTCCATTAGCTTTTCTGATTCAGATAAGCGAATACGCATTTGTTCCAGCTCTAATTTTTGTATCTCAAGGATATGCTGCATTTGTGAGCTTTCTTGTTTGATCAAAGCCTTATCTGCTTCGGTCTGAGCACTTGCCTGAATTTTAAGCATATCCACTTGAACTGCTTGTTGTTTAACTTGAATTTCCTGTTGTGCAATAGCAAGTTCTTGTTGTTTGAAATACTCTTCTGTTTGTTGTTTTTGTACTGCTAGTTGAGCTTCTAGTTGGTCGCGCTGCATCTTTAATTGTTGCTCTTGTGCTGCGAGTTGGTTTTTGACTGCCTTGTCTTGCATATCCATTTGAACCGCTTGCACTCGTGCTTGTGATTCAATCTGGGCTATTTGCATCCTACCTTGTATTTCAAGAGTCTTAGGATCAGGCGGAGGCGGCTGTTTAGCTGCCTCTTCTTTTGCTTTAGAAATCTCACCAATTTGCTGTAAGGCTTTGGTAAATATGCCATCTAGCTCCTTGCCTCCCTTAAAGCGCTTAATCATATTTTGGAACAAGCTAATGCTAAACTCTACTAGCGGCGGGTATTGTTCTACCAAACCGCGCATTTGATCAAAAAACTGCCCTGCTGTTGAAATAAGCGCCTGTGCTTCTTGTTGCTGTTGCGCTTGGTCTATAGCAACCATCGAATCAGAAGCTATTTGTATGCGGTAGCTTCGCTTGGTTGGATCACGCAAAATATCAATGATTTGCTGCTTCATTTGGTCAATTAGTTGCAGCGGGTCAGGTTGAGGCGGTGCCATTGGCGGCATTGGCGCTCCCATACCTAACTCATCTGGTGACATACCCTCTTGCCCTTCTTGTGGCATTGGCAACGGAGGTGGCTGGGGTATAAAAATAGTTGGCTCTATAAGAGCATCAGCATCGGCGGTTTCTAGAATGCGCTGCTCATCAAATTGCTCTGCAATAATTGTGCCAAGATTGCTAATAGCATCAGATACAAACTTGGTGAACATATTTTGACGCACTACCAAGCCAAGCGATGACCACTGCGATTCAAGCCTATTGGCCGTAGCTGACTTGTATTGCTCTGATGTTCCTCTAAGCAGGTCTGATACCTTTAGGGTTTCATAAAGCTGTTGTAGGGCTTGCTGGAGGCTTTGCTGAAGCACGTTGAGAGCATTTACGAACTGCTCTACTGGCAAAAACTCCATGCCACCCTGCAAACCACCTCTGCCTTTGTTAGTTGGCCAATTAGGAATACCGACACCCTTTAAGTCATCTTGAAACAACTGTTCAATTAGGTCGCCCATAGCTGAGTCATAAGCAAAGTTAGCTCTAACAGCTTGGGTTAGCCCGTGGATACGGGTATGGAGGCGCTCTACCTGTAGGATCTGATCTTTTGCATGGGTAAAATCTGATACTGGAATAATTGAGTCTGGGTCTTGTGATTGGCGTATAACAACGCAAGGGTAGAATTTTTCAAACTTTATAGATGGTTCAGCTTCATCAATAATTCTGCCACTAGAGCCAGTTTGTAGCCAATAAATGCGATTAGTAGCTTCGCACCAGATTTCCCATACCTCGGCTTTACCTTCTAGCTGATGGTCCTCTCGTGCACGTTCTTTTTTTTGAGTTTCTGGGAATGAATCGTAGTTAAGTTCCTCTGCCTTTTCTGAGCCAAATAACGCCTCTGCTTGTTCCCTATCCAAATAAGCGCGTTTTGCTTGCCATTCGATTTCTTGTTCGTTTCTTGCATCAGAGCAGAGGTAATCGTTGTAGTGAACCACCTCAAGAATAGCCTTTTCGCCAACTTTCTGTTCAACCTCAACGGAAGAGACAAATATCCCACCACCTTGTTCAGTAAATCCTGAAGTGTCCCCGTCATAAGGCTTACCATCTCCTGTTAGAAAGTTACCTTCTGGATCCCGAATTACTGCGATTTCTTGATAAACAGTTTCAAACTTTGGAACGTATCTGGCCCATAAAACTGCTTGGCCGGTAAGTAAAAATTGCAATGCTCCGTTATGGCCGACTTTGTCAAAGTCAAAATGGCAGTCCATGGCATACTGGGTATTGCGCTCCATGACTACGCTACCTAGCTCATAAGGGAGCCCCCCGGCTCGCTTTCGCAAGTCTACTTCAGCTTTGGGAGTGGAACTGTAGTAAGCGGGGAGCAAAGTATTTGTGCAATACCACCACACATTAAGACGCCTAGAAGCATCCTTCATGCTTTCTATGGCTTTTACGCCGTTATATACTTTAATGGATTCTTCGGCTGCTTTGACAAACTTTTCAAACCGTTTTTCAGCGTAGTCGATTTGGGCTTTCCACCATTGGGCTGAATACTTTTTGACTAACGACCTAGCTTTAATTTTCATATTGTCGGTCTTTTGTTTCTAGCCCTTATTCGCGCTATATAACTTTGCAATTTAACAATACCCTTACCTACCACGTCTGGGGTTTGCTCCCATTTAGCGTCAATTAAACGAGCTTTACACAAATAGCGTAAGGCGTCGCAGTTATGAGAAACGACACCATTGCCCAAAACAAAGGTACTTGTTTTAGGTACATTTAAGCAATAGACATCTTGCGGGGTTTCGGAATAAGACTTGGATTTAATCGTCTTCGCCTGGCTGACATTTTGCAATTCTGATGGCAATACTTGGCTTTCCATGCCATGTGTTTTTTTGTTTGAAACTCCGCCTGGCAAAACTCGCAGGTTTTGGTAATTAACGGCATATTGGCTGCTATCTGTTTGGCATGTTTTGAATGCCATTCCCGCCCCTGTAGCGACTTGTGCCAGAACTTCGCCATTGGTACAGCTTTGTTGATTACATTGGCTTTTGACCACTCTCTCCGCTCTGGCGTCATGTGATTGGACAAGTGAGTCTTGGAATCTAATAATTCTAAGTTTTCTATTTGGTTGTTGGCTCTGTTGTTGTCCTTGTGATGAATGTGAAAACCCTTGGGAATTGCACCATTGAAGTATTCCCAAACCTTTCTGTGCAAGCGTCTTGAGCCACGCACGCCTTTTTGCTGGGCTGAAAAGTAATTGCCGCAACGATAATAACGGATTCCGTCGAATTGTTGGCACGTGTCCGAAATAACCTCTACTTTCATACGTAACGCAGTCTATCAAGTCAGCGGAGGTAAGAGCAATAGCAGTTTTAAAGGTTCCATCAACTAAACGAAACTTATGATCTGGCGTGCAAACAACTTCAGAATCGTCGTTAAACACAAGTTTCATGACTTCGGCTTGTTTGCGTGTCAGTGCACCACAGGCTTCTTGGTAATAACCGTCGTGCGATAAAACAGCTACAGGATAGTTGCCGCAAAGGTCTTTAATTGGCAAAGGACCAGAATCGGTCATTACAAGCGTATCACCAGCCAAGCAAGCATGGTCGTTACCGCTGCTATCCAAATCTTCAGGGTTACGTTTGTCTATTGACATCGATGGTAAGGTTTCTAGCAAATACGGGCAAGTAGCAAAGATATACAATAAAGGCGGATTAGCTACTAATCTTTGTCTAATTTGAGACCAGCCACTTATGCGGTCGTTATCTGCTGGCCTAAAGGTAGGATGCTTATATTTAGCAAAAATAGAATTAAATTGGTCGTTAATGCTTGGGCCCCCTTCATGGCTAAAGATACTAGGGTCAGCTACGCTTATTGGATTTTCTCCCATGGATACTGAAGCGATTCGGTTAGCTTGCTCGACGTTATCGACTCCCTTTGCAGACATTTCTCGGTATATGATAATTGCTCCTTTAGGATACGGAACTTCATCACCTCTATCATTACGTCCAGAGCTAACTGCACCCCAGACAGCAGCAAAAGGAGAGCGATAACCCCAGTCAAACCCCAAATAGCGGGGCCAATGTTTTGGGACATTGAAAGGAGTAACAATGTGTTTAGAGCTAAACTCAGGAAAGTAACTGCCTTCATGGATTTCAAAATCTCCTTCTAGCCATGCTCGCACTAGCTCAGGGCTACCTACCATGTGCAAGCGGTTAATATATTCAGGGTCTCTAGCTAACAAAATTTGGTTATCTGTAACCCTGCTTGGTATGTAAATGTAATCAAAACTACCGCCGTTAGGTAGCACCTTAGTAAGTACCCTCATCCCTTTTGGCGCTGGTTTAATAAACAACTCTTTGAGCCAGTGATGCCCAATACCGCCAGGGTTAAAGGTAAGGATGATTTGACCGCCTCCCTTGCCTCGTAGGGCTCCGAATAGCTTCCAGATGGGGGAAGGGTCGGCATAGTTACCAGCTTCCTCTATAGCGCAATCTGAGTTCTTGTTGATAAGGCCGCAATCTGATATATAATGATTAGCTTCCTCAACTGTTAAATCAGTTACAAGGTGCTCACCAATATATGTCATTACCATCTTTCCAAAAACAACGTCCTCAGTCAGATGAAAAGCCTTGCCGCTATAAGGGTGCACCCACCACTGTATCGGCACAGGGCTATGTGTTTGAGTGGTGCCCAACCCATCCTCGGTCAATGTATGGTGTAATCCAACAGCATCGCCTTGTAATGGAAATACACCTTGGCCGGTTTCTACAACCTGGCGAATGTGTTCATCACATAAATCATGAGAAAACTGATAATCGTCTTGAGAACTTGAAGTTGTATACAAGTTGGTCTGCTCACATGAAAGACCATCATCGAACTGCCAGAGCGAACCCAGACTTGGTTGAAAAAGTGCGTCAAGCTGCTGAAAACCCTGACGTATCTTTTGCTGCATTGGGGCTAAGTCCGACAACTGTTCGATGGATTTGTGTTGAACATGACATCCGTTGGATTCGTCGTGGAAAGAACGCTCGTGCTTTTGCTTTAACCGAACAGTCGGTGCGTGAAGCGTTACAGGGACGGACAACGATGGAAGCTGCTGCAAAGTTGGGTTGTCATCCAATGACTCTTTACAATAAGTTTTCCCATCTTCTAAACAAGCGTACCAAGCCTGGGGCTTTAGATCCTTACATGCAAGAGATCTATAATCTACGGTACAAGCAGATAAGGCCCATCGCCGAGATTGCTCATCAATATGGAGTTTCAGAAACTTGTGTTGCTCGCAGTCTCCAGCGGTGGAAGAAACTCCGTGTGCGGTCAAAACAGGATGCCAAATGGGATTTTTCTGACGCCCCACCTCGGTGCCGTCCTGGGCCAAAACCTGGCTTTCGACACAAGGCGCAAGGTAAGGCGTAGTGACGTGTTTAATACGTCTTGGCCCAACTAAGGTTGCAACCATATCCCCTACTTGAATTTGCTCGATTGGCTTAAAACTGCCATCGGCCATGCGTATAGGCGTGCCAACCGCTACGCACAAATTTTGACCCTGATTGAACGGGCTAAGCAGATCTATTTGCCGCTTAGAGCGCATTGGCAGGAACAGAAAAAGCAGT